GGCGGTCGAGCTCCGCCTGGGCGAAAAAAGCGGCTGCTTTGCGTAGAATTTCATTGGCACGCTTTAATTCTTTAATTTCACGTTCCATTTGCTTCATTTTTTCTTGGTCAGATATCTGTTGTACTTTGGCAGGATTTAGTTGATCCATATGCTTTAAATACCAAACACGCAATGTTTCAGGAGTACAACCGATTTTAGGAGCAATAGCTGTGATTGCTGCCCAAGTAGAAGGATAATCTTTTTCAGATTCAATTAGTAATTGAACCGCTCTTTCTCTAATTTCGGGGGTATAGTTTGGTTTTTTCATCGGAATAGTCTCTCAGAATATTGAGTCTCCGACAAACCCGGTACGGTTCATATCTTCAAATAACAAATCCATGTGTAGTTGATTTCGAGCGAGTGTGTACTGCACATGTTGGAATGGCGAGATATACCATTCAGGAACATAATCTGTGCTAACCATTGATACTCCTAATATGCGCCCATAAAAAAACCACCCGAAGGCGGTTTTTGAAAATTAACACTATATTTAAGTACTAATTTTAAATTTAGTAGAAATTAAAGAATAATCATCAAGAGGACCATTTTTTTCTATACGTTTAAGCAAACTGGTACTAAAGGCTGTTGGGTTATTCATAGTATTCGAGGAAAATTTTGGTCTTTTTTCCCAGAATTCATAAGCTCCGTCAGACATAATATTTACAATTAAATTTCCTTGCTCATCAATTAAATCTTTCATCATATGAAATGAATATTGATATTCTAAATTAATACTCTTTGATAAGGCCGTCACCAGTATGTTTTTACCTGGCATTTTTTTTAACTGACGCTCTGTATATAGTCCAGCCTCTAATAACTTTTGATGTTGTGTATGGTCTTTTGTATGACAAATTAATTTCTGTTCAGATTTTATATAAAGTCTGCTATCACCAACATGAATGATATGCACACCGCTTTTCTCAACTACTCCAACTGTTAAAGTTGTCGCTGCCTGAAAATATTCAGGGTTAATTAATTCAAGCTCACTTATTTTATTTTTAATTTTTAATAATAAATGATCTATTTCAATCTCTGTAGGTATTTTTTCTATTTTAGAAATAAATTCAATTGCTAATTCTGAAGCCAATTTTGCACCAGGATATGAGCCAACACCATCAGCAATAGCAAAAATATATCCTCCATTTAGCTTCAATGGGAGAAGAATAGAGTCTTCATTTATTTTATTTGAAGATTTAGAGTGCGTGAAAGCAGCTACATTAGTTAGTTCAAGCATTCATCCCCTCCTCATAAATTGGTAAAAATATTTTCAATATTTGATTAACTGATTGGTATCTGTCAGAAGGTACATGTGCTCTACACTTATTAATAATAGGAGCTAACTTTCGAGTTAGTTCTTCATCTAAATAGCACATATACTCTAAGAATGTACCAATAGCATAGATATCTGATTGATCACTAAAATGCCCAAAAACTGCTTCAGGGGCAAGGAAACCCGGTGTACCCATTCCTTGACCAATAGCAGTCAATGGCGTTGTCTCTGGACTAGAAACAGTATCTTTAACTAAACCAAAGTCTGCAATTTTATATTTATCACCAACTTTTACCATGTTTGACGGCTTAATGTCTCTATGTAAAAGTTTTTGTTGATGAATATGACTCATTCCTAAAAGTAAATCTAAAATACATTTTAATCTTTCTTTTTTGGGAAATTTGCCATTTATTATTAACTTTTCTACATCTATTTCGCCTAATTCCATTACAAACCAAGGCTCTACACTTTCTAGATCACAAATATAAATTTGAACAATATTTGGATGACTACATTTAGCTTGTAGATGCCCTTCTCTAACAAACCTTCTCCTAAAAGATTCTATTTCTCTTGCATTTGACTTCATTGTCTTCATTGCAAATAAGCCACATAGATGATCTTTCTGATTATAAACTTCAACTTTTTGTACAAAACCGAAAGACCCTCCCCCCATATCTTCTATAGGTATAATTTTATAACTACCTCTTACTAACATTTATTTTCCCAAACCGTTTTTACATAATTATAAAATAACGGTTATTGATTAAAACATTCAATAGATGTTTTTAAAAATTATCTTTATTTTGAAGATGTACTATTTAATTAAACAGAGAGAAATAAAAATTTTGAAAAAATAAACAAAAAGTGAAGTTTTAAAATTTTATATTTCAATGGCACTTAAATTCTAAAAAATAGTTATTCAAAAGAGATTTATTTCACCCATCGCAACTGGCATTTCCAAATAGTAGAGGCTGGATCCTGTTGAATATGAATTACCCGGAATGAACCTAAGGATGTTAACCATTCATCATCAATTATTGGCTCTTTGGTAATTTCATTCTGTAGCACAATAGCTTTTTTATCCGTTGCCAATACTCCAAGCGTCTGAATCTCATATTGACTGTATGAGCCAAACAGAACGCCACGACCAGAATAGTTTTCTTTAACTTCGACATAAGTTTCAGTTTTAGGATCCCAATCTTTTCTTGAGATCCGGTCACAAGTAAATGAATGAACGGCGTCCGCTAAATCATCATTAAATGCTTCAGCAATATCTGCCTGAATTTCTTCACGTAAGCCCATTTAAATTTTCCTGACAAAAAATACAGCTTTTCGTTTGCTGTAAGGCTTAATCAAATCAAGAATGAATTGTTCGATTGCACTAAGCTTTACTGATCCGTCCTGATATTCCTTTTCGGTCTCAACCGTATCAGCTTTGACCTTCTTACGTTTTAGTGCCTGTTCCTGCCCTTGATATAGATCACCTTTCATAATGCCCTTGATGATTTGATAGGAGGCCGTTTTTAAAGGTTCAGGTACTTGGGTAGCATCTTCATAAGGCTTAACGTTACGTGCTAATAGATATGCTTCGGCCATTTGGAGGTATTGAGCCTTATCACTGGCAGATAAAGCATCAAAGCCTTCAACAAGTTCTATCGCTTCTTGTTCAGTGATAAAGCTCATGAATTATTCCTTTGGAATTAATGCTAAAAGTTCATCTTTTTTAGCACCTACTTCAAATGCAATGCCTTTTTCAGTTAGTACAGCTCGAAGCTCATCTACTTTGAGACTTGCATAGTTAATTGGTTGTGGTTGAGTATCACTTGGTTTTTGGTCATCTTCAGGTGTTTGACCACCTTCACCTGATTCAAGTTCAGCAATACGTGCTTTCATTGCTTCGGTATCATTTTGAAAGGCAATAAATTCGCCCTTTACTGTTGCCAGTTGTTCTTCGAGTTCAGCAATTTTTGTTTCTGTCATTTGTTGTCTTTCCCGTGCACGGTTAAATGATGAAAGTCCCATATGTGGATCTCCAAAAAGATAAGGCGGTATTACCCGCCTTTTTGTTATTTGATCTTGTGCTTGAATGCCACAATACGGATCTGTTTAGGATCGTAGACACGTTCCCAGTTACCGGCTGTAGCAAGACCGGCATTATTAGGTGCAATACCTGTATCACCTGCCCATTTAATGCCACGAGGATGTAGCACAAAGTGACGGCGGTTAATAAGAATGTCAGTACCCGCTAAACTGTCACGGTCAGTCTCTACACCAACTGGTGCGCCAATATCTTGGAAACCAATCGCACCTTGGCCAAACAAGAATGAGGTAAAGACATCACCTTCAACGGGCATACCATCATCAACAATCACACGACGGTCCATAAAGGTTTTGTAGAGAACCACACCATCAGCATCTCGAACAGTTTCGATTAAGCCTTGCTTAGCTAAAGCCGCCATGGTTGCCGAGTGCATTGCAATAGCCGTTAATTTATCTACGGCATCACCCAACTTATAAGAAGCATCAACAAAAGATACGCCATCAATTACAGCTGCAGCTCCAGTTCCAGCCGAAATATCATGGGTATTACCTGCCATGCTTGCAGACCCAAATACACCTTTAAGTGTATTTACGGTAAACCCCTGAAATTCACGCGACCAGTAATCTGCGACCAGATCACCAACCGCACCCAGTGGATCGTCACCAGATAATGCTTTAGCCAAATCATTAGCGCCCCATGCTTTACCACGTGCATGAAGAATCGCAATGTCCTTGCCTGAAGTGATGTTATTTACAGATAAAGGTTTTGAATCTGAAATTACTTCTGACTCACCGCTTAAATCATTCCAGAATGGGATATTTACAGTAGTACCACCCTCTGTTCCGAAAGCTACATCTACATCTAAATCCCCAACAATGCCAGACTGCCATAATGCAGACTTTTCAGCAGTTTTATTTAATACGTACGGAGTGAATAACTCGGGTACGATTACATCAGCAATTTTTGTGTCGCCCATTAGGCTTTACTCCTTAAAGTTTAATACCGTGTTTTGCCGCTAGCTCTTTAGCTAGTTGCGGGTTTTCATTTCGTAATTGCGCCAATTTGGTCATATTTACCGAGCCATCTGCTTTGAGAATGTCTGGCTGACCTTTTGAATTGTTGCTCCCTGATGCGCCCATACCATTAGGCTTAGGCCAGTAATACGGTTTTTGCTCACGTAGAGATTCAACCCATTCTTTTGGAGTCATCGGAGTCTGACCGTCTTTACCAATGACTACATCCCCGTTTTCATCAACTGCCACAGCTTTGCCGTTTTCATCTAATGCGAACTTTGACTGAGCTAAAAAGGCGATATCAGGAGTCGCTTCTGGCAATGCTTCAAGTTCAATAGCAGCCTGTACAATTTGGCTCTGAATCACTGATTGCTTGAACTTTTGTGCATAAGCTTCGGCTTTATCAGCACGTTCTTTTTCAGCCTTCAGTAACTTTTCATGTTCTTCACGCATCTTCTCGGTACGCTTCTGAATCACTTCGTTAACCTTGCCTTCCGCGATTAATTTGGCCTCTTCATCCTGGTCAATTTGAGCAAAGACTTTTTTAACAATTTCAGGATCAATCCCTTCAAATTGTTTCTGAAGCTTTTGAAGTTCCAATTTTGCATTCTTAGCAGCATCTCGCTCGCTTTGAAGTGCAGATTTCAAACCTTTTGGATCTTCATAACCTTCCAAATCAAGGCGAAACTTCCCGTTTTCCTCAACATATAGAGCACGGTGCTCTTCTTTGATTGCGTCAAGTGAATCAACAATAAATGGCAATGACATGTTCAAACCTCTCGTTTGATTGGGGTAAAGCCTTATCTCAAGGCAATAAAAAAGCGCCCTTTAGGACGCTTAATTTCGATTAAAAACTTAAATATTTGTTGCAAATAAACGGTAGCCTTCTAGCTCCCAAAGTTTATTTTCGGCTGACTTTTCTGCATTTCCACGAGCCATGCGCTCCCCAATTTCAGCATCAAAGTTTTCTGCATTCACACATGCACTAAAACCCGTAGCTAGAAAAAACTTTCCATCTAAAAATGCATGGACAAAAGTAGATGTCGTGCCACCGGGGCGTTGCTCAACCGTATATGTAACACGCTCCATCAATGAATCAATTTGCGCTTTAGTTACTCGGGGTGCCACAGACTTTTCAGTTAACTCTTGCTCTGTTACTTCTTTGATCATTTTCTTCTCACAAAAAAGCACCCGAAGGTGCTATGGTTGAAATGTTATTTAGCGTTTCCGCTTTAAGTAATCTTTAAAATGCTTGTTTCTTTGCCAGTACATAAGCCCACTGACAATGAAGATTGATACAAAAATAAATTCTGGACTAATACTCATAATCCTAACCTATTAATAATTTATTTAACCTTTCGCTACGTTTCCTTTGCACCCCAAACCTTTTGTCTAGGTTCGTCACCAACCAAGCGGACTCCTTGAGGACCACCTACATCAAATGTTGCCGTGATAGTCGCTGGACCCTCAAAAACACTACAATTCATTTTTACAGCGGTTAATCCAGCTAATGGAATACCTGTTTCCTCGTCACAAAGAGCAAGATGAGAAGATTTATCTGAAACTCTTTTAAGTACCAAATGTCTAACTTTTGATTCACTCATAAGCCAAACTCCATAAATGACAAAAGCGCCATTTGGGCGCTTATATAGGTGAAAATTGTGTCTTAAGTGAATTTAGGATTGCCTGTCATCGGCAATAATTACTCACAGTTAAATCCAGTTCCAACAAGGTCTTTTTTCAAATTTGAAACGAGAGTTTGTTGTTCCTGCTGTTGTCCACTAAGATAATTTTTATCTAGAGTCTCTGCACCATCAATAGATTTATAAAGCTCTTTAGATTCCTCTAAATTGTCTTTTAAAAACGTGGTGAGGTTTAGTTTCGCCTGGGCAGCTCTACATAAATTATTTTTAGCTTCTAAATCTTGAGTAGCCTGTTTTACTTGACCAGTTGTAGGATCAAAAGAATATGCATTTGCCATTGCTGACTCCAAAGCTTCAGACAATCGATCATATTCTTTAAGATATTTTTGACTTGGTTCAGCTAAACAAGTGATGGAAATTAGGGTTAGACATACAAAAGCTATTGTTTTCATATTGTATAAATTCTGATGTTTTAAAAAATATAACATAAGAAAAATTACAGACCCAACTTTTTAAAAGCTTTTTCATCCAACTTTCTCAAATCATCTAAGCTATAGAAACGGCCTTCAGGATCAAAGAACTTATCAAAATCAAATTTCCCATCTTTATAGAGCTTAAAGCGCTTTGGCCCTAGCCACTCCCTTTGAAAGAAATCATCTGTTTTCTTAAAGAACTCTTTGAATGTGGTGTTTGCATCTAACTGTCCTATTAACTGGCTTCGCTCTTCTTTGGGGATGTCTTTCACTCGACGTTCGTCCATTACAAATGGCCGTTCACCGATAAGTTGACCATCTTTTTTAACTGGTACTAGTTCGCTGCGACAATTAGGATGCAACGGCGGTACACGTTTTGCCGGATCATCAATCCTCCAGACAGTACCGTCTAAATGAGCACAAAGCTTAGATGTTCTTCCATCCAATACACTAATAAAACGAACATACTCAAAACCTAACTGTTTGAAAGTATCTAAATACGTTTGATTAGCAACATGACTACGAACTGTTCTTACGGTACGTTCAATATCCGTCTTAGAGCTACTTAAAAGCCCATCCTCATAATTAAGGCGCTTGGTGCCGCGAATACGCTGAACTATTTCCTGATTTGTTTTACCTGAGTTAATGCCATCCCGAATTGCATATTCAACTTTTTGGCGTGCAGTCTCAGCAATCTTGGAAAGAAGATCATCAACTAATGCTCCACCTACTAAGGGTACTTTTTTAGCTGCTGCATATACCTTTTCACCATTTGGCTTTTCGATCTTGCCTCCATATAGCTTCGCCGTGTAATTAGCTTCATAAACTGCCAAGGCAGTAGCAGAAACAGCGAAAGCTTCAGGTAATGCAGTGTTTATTGCAGTAAACCACTGGGAGATTAGATCACGAACTTCCTTCAGATTTGACGTTGTGTACTGTCCACTTGCTAGAGCCATCTTTTCAGAATCATTTAATTCATCAAGCAAATCCCGAAGCTTTGCCAACATTAATATTGACTCATCATTAAAGATTTTTAGTAGCTCATTAACAGATTGAGAAGACACCCGATATAAGTACGCCTGATGTTGGGTAAGTACTTCAATCAATGATTTATCTTCTTTTGAAGCCATACATCACCTCTACAAAGGAGTGTTATCTCGCTCTATTTCTACCCGCTTCACTTCTTCCTGATAGTCGTGAGCTGGTAATTTACCTGTCATTAGGTATTCCCAATATGTGCGGAAAGAGTTTTTCCCTGAAATAGCACCCTCATAAAGCTGTTTTGCAAGATTAATATCCGTGACCTGCACAATAAACTCAGGTTCAACCGTAAATGAATATTTTGTCGAATCCAGCTTTAACCACTGCGCTGCATACTTAATGGCTTGTTCAATTGCTGCAGCTGCACACATCACGATACTGTGAAGACTTGCCTGCTGGTCATCCTGACGTGCACGGCGTGCCTCACCTGATTCTTGTGTATTGGTATCAACTACTTTAGCCCCAGCTTCTAATGCTGAATTCTTTTGCGCATCCATTTCCTTTTTAGTGAGTTCAATGCCGTTACCTGAAATTTCTAAATAACCACATTGTGAATTTGGAGGAAGACTCCAGACAGCCATAACACCAGTAACGCTAATATCATCATCATCGTCATCATCAAGGCCACTAATCCAAGGTTGCGGATGGGCCGTATGGTGAAGAGACTGGTAATAATCTGCACTAAGTTGGTAATACTTCAGAGCAGCCTTGGCCATTGTCAAAAGCGGTATGGTACCTACATCCGGAGAATTACTAGTGGCACCGCAGAAAACAAATGGTGTGAAAGAAAGTTGATTACCGCCGAGATCAGGAGTTTTATCCTCCACATTTGAACCATCGAACAATCGGACCGCTAATGCTCCATCATCCATAGATAGAACGCGGTGAACCGTTTTAGTTTCGTGCCCGAATTCATCTTCACTATTATCAAATTGCTCCTCGAGCACTAACAGTTTTAAATCCTTTCGACCACCGATACTGTTTTCCTTCCAGTTGATAATAGATAACGCATCATATAAGGCGAAATATGGCACTCCGTTAGCATCAACATCGACAAGCAGCCCACAGCGCCCAAACTCTAGCAACTCTGAACAAATGCGAATAAAGAGCTGTTTAAGCCCAAAACCGTCATTTGTTGCATTCTCTATCAATCCTTTAAGTAGAGAACTTTCAATCACTATATTCGGCTCAAGCTTTGAAACTAACCCGATCATTGTGCGTAATGCGTCCTGAACCCATAGCGGATACTGAGCTCGACTTAGATAGGCCTTATAAATCTCTCCAGTCGTATCACCTTGCTTTTCAGCCTCAATCATTCCGGCCGATTTAGCTAGGTACTTTGTATGTGCCTGTTTGATCTGCTCTTCACCAGCAACGGCGTCACGCATAATCAACCAGCTTTTTTGTGCAGCAATATACTGCGGATGTTTATCAGTAACTGCCATAAAAACACCAATAAAAAAGCACCTAAAAAGGTGCGTTGTTTAAGACATCCCTCGAATCCTACGAACTCCAACGGATTTTTTGTCGATCGGGAATAAATAAGCGATTGGATATGTACCAGCATCATTCATATGGTCAAACCCGGCAGTTTTATCCGGTTGCCCATAATCATCATAGATTTGTCGCTCTAAGCATTTAGCAAAGTGAGGACATTTATCAACATTCACAAACAATCTGCGCTCAGACAATGTATTGCAGAGCATACCGTTCATAGAGTTAATACGATCTTTAACTGCTGGGTTTCTACTGTTCACATGGACTTTAAAACCAGCCTTTCTAAGTAACGCCAGATCCGTTTCACTAGCATTGCTCGACTTCCGGTTCTCACCAGAAGCATCGGGATAAACTGCAACCTCATGGTCAGGATATCGTTCTTGGATAGCCTCAATCATTGCCGGAGTATCGAACAGATTTACGAACTCATCGACCGCATGCATATGTTCACCACGGCGTATATACACAACAGCAGCCATCTTGGTAACGTTAAAGTCCATCCCAATATGAAGCACATCATTTGGCTTAACTGTTTCAGTTGATGCGTTCAGCAACCGGTTAAAACAGTAGTAGATAACGCCCTGATAGCTCTCAAAGCTTGCTTCATATTCCTGACTAAAAGTCTTAGGATCCATTTTGCGCTTAGCAACAATGATTTCAGACTCAGGAATATTTCCACCCTGAAGGGATGTATAGGAAAAGCTTTTACAATCTGGTTCATGACCGGGCTGACCATCCATGAATGTGTCATAACAATGGTTAAAGCCTTTAGGTGTGCCAATACGTAAAACATGGCCACCGACTCGCTGCTCGCCATTCACCATATACTTACAAGTAGAAAGCATCGGGCGAAGTACTTCTTCCCATGCAGCCCATTTACAGTCAGCC